ACTTTCTTTATACTCTGGCCTTAGATTCTTCATATACACTTGTAAGTCTTCTAACTCAGTAGAATCTAAACCACTTAGTGAACCTGTACTCCACTTAGTATCATACCACTCAACCTCTAGCTTTGGTGGATATATTGTGTTGGTTTGTCTTGAAAAGAATTTAAAATTACCTAATCTATCTTGACTTCCCTCATCAGTATTTGTATCGCTATTACCAAAACTACCACTTCTTTTAACAATGAATCCATTATTAGGGTATGTATTATCTAACCACTTACTCATAATTGGTGTAACATCCATTCTCATATCATCAGAACCATACTTAAAAGATTGAGAAGCATATACATCTGTGTGCCATGCACCACCAGATGATGATACATTAGTTTGTCCGGCTCCCAACCAATAGCTTTTTTGAGTTTGACCATCTCTATACTGCCAACTAGCACCTTCCGTTGTAATCGGACTGTCGTTAAATGTTCCTTGTCCTTCAACCCAACTTTGACTAATTGGATAAGCCCATAGTGATTGACTAACATCTAAATTTTCTGAACCAGCATCATATAAATTTAAATAATATTTAGCGTCTGTAGATATAGTTCCGTTTACTATTGAAGATGAAATTTCACTAATATCAAATTTTATTAAGATACGAGATACTTTGATGTTACCACCTGAAGTACTCATAGTTTTCTGTACTTCTAGTATCTCATCCAAACCTGCGTTACTACTACCACTAGCTTGATATAAAGTTGTATCTATTTCTGGAAAAACAAAATAATGCATTAGTTACCTCCTGATGTATTACCAACTACCCTACCTTCGATATCGGTATTTGGAAACTTTAGTTCAAAGCAGCTTGGGTCTAGTGATGGGTAGACAACCCCATCTTTTGTAGCACTAACTATATCGTAAGCATTTCCTGAATAACCACCACTAACTTTGAATTTATTAGTGATAAGTACAGGATGTCCATTTGGATTATTCTCTTCAGGTGGAACAACGGAAGATACACCATTTACTAAAGACAATTCGTAAGCCAAATCAGCCAATACGATTGGTTGACCTATTTGCCATTTATCTATATTAAAAAAGTCTCTAACTCTTTGTATAGCTCTCAATACAACTTCTTCTTTGTTGTAACCAACTTTTGTAAGTAAATTAAATTTTACTCCTATATTAATTACAAATGCGTCTTTGATATTTACAGCGTCTGTTACCATTCTAAATTGTGTTAGATAGGTTTGTACATTTTCTTTCACCGCTTGATTTACTGTTACTAATTTTTTATTCGCATCAAATCCCAAAAGATACATATTAAGAGCTAAAGGATTTGCTATACGAGCATCTGAATTAGCACCAGACTTACTATCTAACTGACTATCTTGCACAATATATGCTTTTGCTACATTACCATACTTAGGTGGTAGTGCATAAACTCTTGTAATATAATCATCTTTAGTAACCGCTCGTTGTTGAGCTTGAAAGTAAGCTAAAGCATTGTTCTTTACTTCAATAATACTTTCTGCACTTCTACCGCCTGCCGCAGGCGTTGGATTATTTATACCTATAGAATTTCTAGTTGTAGCAGCTAGTCCCGCATTTAAATTTGTCTCATCCAAATCTACATTTGCTGACTGAACACTTCTGATACTATTAGACCTAACATTACTACCTACACCACCACCATATCTATAAGTAATAGTTAATTGTGTGTTAGATGGAGCTTGTCCATACGCCTTAGTTGCCAAAAAGTTAGATGGATCGAAAGCTGTATTTAGGTAAGTTGGTGAGCCAGGTAAAGAGGAACCAACCTCATCTGGATTTGGGATTATCTCCTCATCAGGACTATCGGATGTACCAGCACCAAATCTTAATTCGGTTCTATTGTCTTCTCTAATAAATGTCGTAAATCTTCTTGATGTTTTTAAAAGTTTTAACAGATAAGGAGCTTGGTCAGCATAGGTATAAAGTTGGTCATCATTTTCAACTTTATTTTCCATATCAGTAAACACTGTATCTTGAGCTAAAAAAGGAACTTCGTACCAATCATTACCATCACTGTCTACACACGAAATTATTTCTAATACATTTGAGTTAGATAAAGCTATTCTACTATATTTTTCAGCTGCATTGAAAGTAAAAAACTCTGTAGCAACTGTACCACTTGAAGCTCTTACACCTTTCTTCAATAGGTAAGTAACAGGTACATTAGCTGAGCTTTCGTAAACTGTTATCGTCATAGGATCGTAAGAACTTGAAAATTTAAAATTACAATCTTCTGTCGTAACAAAAGATACACCAGTATCCGACTGAAGTTCCATACCAGCTTTTAAATTCATAGCGTAATTCAAATCAGGTTTAGTTGCGTAACTATCACCAGTTCCACTTGAGATAGCTGGAACGGTTTGAAATATATCCAAATCAACAGAAGCAGCTGTAGATAATTTTGGTTTGTAACCTAACGACTGAACCATATTGTAAACAGTTCTTTTCTCTTCAGCAAAATTTAACAAACTTTCTTTGAACTGATTATCTATGTAGTAAGATAAAACATCACCTACATAAGAAGCCATCTCAATAAACATCATACCTGGTGATGATTCATTGAAATCATTGTATGCTTTAGGAAAGTATATTTTTGTAAATTCAATTAGATTATCTTTGAAAGATGAGAAATCTTTATTTAGATATCTAACTTCTTTTACTGACTTTTTCGTTACTGAATATGGCATTTAATTTCTCCTAGTTATAATTTGAAAAATCTAATTCCAAATTTTCTTCAGAGGTTACGTCTACATCAAGCGTAAATCTTAATCTTACTATAGCTACATCTTTATTGGTATCTGAAAAGCTGGTTTCTATACTAACAATGTTTATGAAAGGTAAAAACTCACCCATAGCTGCTCTAATTTCTTCTTCAACCCTACTTTCTAAATCGGTGTTCTCTTGTGAGAAAACTAAAGAAAGTAGATTTGTTCCGAATGTAGGATTACCCAATCTCTCACCTTTGTTAGTAAGAAGAAGATTTTTAATATTAGACTTAGCTTGTTCTAAAGCAGTTTTAGTTCTACTAAAAAAACCAAGAGGCCCATGTCTCATAGGCAATTCTAGTCCAACATATGTATCTTCATCTAAATCATTTTCAATTACAGCCATTATAATTTACCATCTTTCTTTTTTAATGCGTTCATTACACCTCTATAATCTTTTGTTAAGTCTTGCATCACATTCTGTACTGCCTCACTTGATGTATCTACACCAGCAGCTTGTGCTGTTTGTATTGCTCCCATCTTTCTCTTCTCTTCAGCACTACCTAACATTCCACCATAACCCATAGCATCAGCCATTCTTGAACTATCAAATGTTCCATTACCCATTGTCGGATACTCTTCAAACTCTTCTCCACGAGCGGTTTCATTTAGTATCTTATTTAACGTAGGGTTTTTAGTATAACTTACTTCTTTAGGTTTAGCTTTTTGAGGAACAGGTGTAGGTATTACTTCAGGCACATCATTTACATTATTAGATATAGCCTTAGCTCCTTCACTAATAAGTATCTTTCTTACCTCTTTTTGTACCTCTTGTTTAACTATTTCTCTAATTAAACCTACTATTTTTTTAGTGTTCGACATGATAACTCCTATTTATATATAAATATTAAGAATTTAATTTTCTCTCTCTTTGTTCTTTCAAAGCTTTTTTTCTTTTTCTCTCTTCACTAGCTTTTTTTAATTTTAATTTAGCTTCCGAAATAAAGTTTTTAAAATTTTCTATAGTACTCGGTATTACATTCAGAACATTTTGTGCTTCTTCTTCTTCTTGCCTTACTTTCTCTATGACAAACTTTTGAGCATATTGTATAGCAGCAGCTGCTGGATTTAAAGCTGCACCTAAAGTAGCAGCCTTCTCTGTTGTTTCAGCAGCTTTTCTAGCTGCTTTTATGCTTGTTAAAACAGATTTAACCGTCTTAATAGTATCTTCAACTGTTTTTACGGCTTGTTCCGCCTGTTCTATTTGATTAAGAATTTTTTTGACTTGTTCACCTTGCTCTCCACCTTGTCTAGTAGTTTCTACGATTTGGTCTACTTTTTTTTCAATATCTTCTTTTGGTAAATCAAATACACTTTGTACAGTACTTTTTAATTTGTCTGATATAGCACTCATAATTATCCCCTCACTCCAGCAACTTGAGTAGGCCTTTCAACCTCACCCTCTACTTCGTTTATAGAAGTTATTTCATCTATTTGATTTTCTGTTATGTAAACTGTATCACTCAGTATCTTTGGTAGTACATTAGACTTAATGTTTTGTACTTCATTTAACATAACTTTTGATGCGTCTCCTACTTCAGCTATTCCTGTGGCACTCGAAACAGAATTAGAAAAACTTACCAAAGATGTTAAGAGTTTTTCAAATAAATCTTCTAACTGATTTCCTAAAACCATCGGATTAGTAGACTCGGCGTCTCCTAAAGTTATTCTACCACCAATTGAATTTATACCTAATTCTAAATTAATTTCTTCATTAGCAGATAAATTTAAATTTCTTCTAGCAAACATATGTATGTCTGTTTGTTTTGAATTGAAAACAATTCTGTCTGAGTTAAGAGTAATCATATCACCATCTAACACATCAGG